TGTTTTAATTTCTACTGGTGCAGGCGGCACAGGTACAGTTCTAGCAGATATTGGAACTATTGGAACTGGAACAACATTTGGTTTAGGTCAAACACAACTTGCTCTTTATACAATTCCTGCTGGAAAAACTGGTTATCTTACAACTTGGAATGTTGGTTGTGCCCCAATGAACAATAAAGCTACTGTGCTTTTGAAATCAAGAGAACTTGATGGTGATGCTCCATTTAGAACAAAAGATATTGTAGATTTAGTGGGTGGATATCATACTCAAAATTATTCAATCCCGCTTAGATTTCCAGAAAAAACTGATATTGAAATAGTGTCAGCTGGAGATACAGGTACGATTATATCATCTTCATTTGATATTATATTGGTTGACAATCCTGCCTAAATATGATATAATAAATAATTAAATAATATTATGGTTTGTAATGAATGGAAAACTATGTTGAAAATAAATCTGTTGCCCTTATAGGGAACGCAGAGTCTTTATTTGACTCACAACATGGTAGTGATATTGATGATCATCAGGTAGTAATTCGAATTAACAATTCTGCTATCTTCTATAACGACAATTCTTGTCGACATTCAGTAGGAACCAAAATAGATATCTGGGCCTTTTGGGATTGGCTCCGTCATGCAACTAGCATGACAACAGATAAACCGAACCGAATGATAGAGTTTGAAAGTAGTAATAACTATTTAAAACTAGATCTTAATATGGGTTCGAAGGAAAGTCCCTTTGTATATAAGGACAATGAATTTGGTTTGGACATTAAACAAAGATGTAGAAAAGAGACAGGCAATCCATCAGCTGGGTTGACTTGTTTATATTTACTGAATGAGCTGAATCCATCGGTAGTAAATGTATATGGGTTTGATTTTAAAAAGACCAAAACATTTCACCATAACACAAACATGGTAGACGTAAACAGATGGGATTCTTTTTACAGACACGATTATGCATTTGAGGAAGAATATTGCAGAAATAAATTCTTTTCTCAAGAAAGATTTAATTTAATAGGAGATTAAAATGGGTAGAATTAATGATAGAGGCCACGATGGTGGTAATATATGGAGATGGCAAACCATTGAAAAATATGTCAGAAAAAATGGCTGGACAAAGGGTGCTGAACTCGGAGTATGGCTTGGAGAAACATTTAAACATTTGGTAAGAACATGTCACGATTTACATCTTGTTGGTGTTGACCTTTATGCGGCACAACCTGGTTACGATGGTCCGGAACAATGGACAGCTGGTGAAAATGGACATGCTTGGGATCATGAAAGATATTATAATGATTTGGTATCCTTCTGTGGCCAATATCCAGACCGAGCAGTAATTATTAAAGATTATACTACTGAAGCAGCAAAAACAATTGATGATGAAAGTTTAGACTTTGTGTTCATTGATGCTGACCATAGTTATAATGGTGTAATGAGAGATGTACAAGCTTGGGCTCCAAAGGTACGAAAAGGTGGAATGATTATTGGTCATGATATACATTTTCCAACTGTTAAAAAGGCAGTAATAGAATTATATGGTGAAGATGGTTATTTTGTTGAAGATGACTTTTTGTGGTTCGTTGAAAAAACTTAAGTAAGAGGTGAATGCGTGACAAATACTCGCATAATTAATTTCTACGGTGGTCCTTCCTCTGGTAAGAGTACGGCAGCTGCAGGATTATTTTATAAAATGAAAGTGGCAGGACTGAGTGTTGAACTCACAGATGAGTTCGCTAAGGAATGTGTGTGGGAAGGAAATGTTCCTATGCTGAAGGACCAATTATGGGTATTGGCTCATCAACACAGAAAAATATTAAGATTAGCAGATAAGGTGGATTATGTAATTACAGATTCCCCAGTTCTATTAAGTCCAATATATAGAGAACTATATGAAGGACCTTTATATTCAGATTTGATTGACAAGATGGCATTAGAATGTTATAATATGTATGATAATATAAATTTTATGTTAACAAGACCGATTGGGTTTGAGGAAAGTGGAAGAGCACAAGATGAAGCTCAAAGTGTTCAGATCGACCTGGATATTATAGCACAATTCCAGGAATTAGATATTAAATATACCCAATTAGAAAGCAACGATAACGCTGAAACAGCTTATAATTATATAGTGAAAACAAATGCACATTGATATAGATAGAATTTACCAAAAAGAATTAAAACGTCAACAAACAACGATTGAACTTATAGCGTCAGAAAATTTCGCATCTGATGCAGTAATGAAATTATGTGGTTCGGAATTTACAAACAAATATGCAGAGGGTTATCCAGGTCGTAGGTATTATAATGGTTGCGAACATATGGATGAGATTGAAACTCTGGCCATTGAGAAATTAAAGGATCTTTACGATTGTAATTTTGCAAATGTCCAGCCTCATAGTGGTGCTAACGCCAACCTTGCAGTAATGAAAGCCTTCCTAAATGTTGGTGATACAATTCTCGGTATGGATTTAGCAAGTGGTGGGCATTTAACTCACGGCGCACCTGTTACTATTTCCGGAAAGTGGTTTGACGCTCATACATATGGTGTTGGTGAAAATGGTTTGATTGATTATGATAATGTTGCTTTATTGGCAGAAACTCATAAACCTAAAATGATTATTGCTGGCGCAAGTGCATATCCAAGACAAATTAATTGGAAACGATTTAGAGAAATTGCTGATTCAGTAGGTGCATTACTTATGGTTGATATGGCTCATTATTCTGGCCTAATCGCTGGAGGAGCTTATGATAGTCCAATACCTCATGCAGATGTAGTGACTTCAACCACCCATAAAACATTACGAGGACCTCGTGGTGGAATTATCTTATGGAACAATCCTGATTATACAAAAAAGATTAATGGTGGCATATTCCCAGGTACTCAAGGTGGTCCATTAATGAATATTATTGCAGCTAAGGCTCAAGCTTTTATTGAGGCAGATACCAAAGAATTCTTTGATTATGCAGAACAAGTTATTATAAATGCTCAAGCAATGTGTAGAGTATTTTTAATGAATGGTATACCGGTACAAACGGGTGGAACAGATTCACATATTATTTTAATGGATTTAAGTAATAGTAAATATAGTGGTAGAGAAGCAGCAGATTTATTAGAAGATAATGGTATTACTGTTAATAAAAATGGCGTACCAAATGACCCTCGTCCCTTTATGGAGACATCAGGCATTCGCATAGGTACGGCAGCAGAAACAACTCGTGGACACGACGAGGAATGGTTTGCAAACCTAGCACAAAGGATATCGGATATTTTAAAATGATAATAAACATTGAAAAGAAACTTAGTCATATATGGATAGGGCCAAAGCCTGCTCCTCTTAAATGGATGTATACCTGGAGGGATAAGCACCCTGATTGGGAATATTCTATTTTTGATGACGCGATGTTAAAGCAACGTCGGTGGATTAACCAGGACCTTATTGAACATTATTATAGAGCAAAGGCTTTCTGCGGTGTTTCTGATTTGATTCGTTATGAATTATTATATGAACAAGGTGGGTTTATCGCTGAAGCAGATATGATTTGTTTAGAAAATACAGACGAACTTTTTGACAGCCCACCAGAACATGCATATACATGCTTTGAAAACGAAAAAGGTAGACCTAATTTTGTACAACCTATTTTTGCATGTAATCCAGGTAACGAACTTGTTAAAGCATTAATTGATTCATTAAGATTATTACGACCTGGCGATTTACATGTACAACCACATAAATCAACTGGTAATGAATTTCTAGCTCAATTTATTCCACAATATAGAGATATATTAACAATTTGGCCATCACATTATTTTATTCCTCAATTTTATATTAATGGTGCAAAACGATATGATGGACCTGATAAAGTATTTGCTGACCATAAATGGGGCTCTACTGGTATGGGATTTAATTGTGTTGACTATTCGCAGGGAGTTGAATAATGTATCTTTCGCACAAATATAAATTTTTATTCCTTAGGACTCCAAAAACAGCCTCCAGTAGCCTATCAGATTTCTTTATTCGTAATATTGACGACCCAGATGCAATTTATACTGAGGTTGAGGATTCAGGGCTTGTTGGTACATTATCTGAAGATATTGTGTCACGTTACAGACCTTATGCTTTTTACCATTTTACAGTACAACAATTAATTAATGAAGGTGTACTCACAGAAGAACAGGCTCGAGACTATTACACATTTGCATTATTAAGACATCCTATTGATAGACAGAAAAGCTTTTATTATTTTTATAAAAAGTTTAGGTCTCCAAGAACACCACCCTCGATTGAAGAATACAGAAACTGGGTAACCAATGGAGCTTTTAATAATGACGCGAATGCAGCCATCGTACAGGCAGACTTATTAAAGATACGAGGGGAATCAATAGGAGACTATTGGTTATATGAGAAGCTGGGTGATAGATTAATGACGTTTATGCATAACATTGGCTGTTCAGATTTTAAACATGAATTACCAAGGCATAAAACAGACACAAGAAAAACCAGGGAAGGTGAAATTGAAATCATAGGACAGGATCTAATAGATTTACAGTCTCGTTTTAAAGATGACTTTGAATTATATTACGCACTTACATAATGAAAGCATATATTCTTAAAATTGATACTCCGATTAGTAATGAATACGCACAAATTTGCGCCGATTCTTGTGACAATGTTGGCTTAAACTGGGAATATTTTGAAGGTTATCAAGATATTACTGGTCGTGCAGCTTGGTGTATGACAGGTATTAAAATGAGTTATTACGAACCACCTTTAATACTTGATCAACCTACCATGGCTCAAAAAGCAAATGCTTGTTCAGCTGGACATGGTGCAATATGGAAAAAGATTGCTGACGGACCAGATGAGGTTGGAATTGTATTGGAACATGATGCTATAATGCTCCAGCCAATAAACGAATTACACATTCCAGACAATTTAATAGTCACATTAGGTTATAAATTAACAGACCCAACAAGGTATAATCACAAATCTGCTGGTAAACCAAAAAATTTAATAAATATTAGTGGACATGAAGGCGCGCATGCCTATGCAATGACAAAAAAGACGGCAAAATTTCTTGTAGAGGAAATTGAGACACGAGGTACGCTTGGTGCTGTCGATAATGCATACTTTATAAAACAACAACGAAGAACAGCAGTGCCGTTAGCAATTGCTAGTCCTACTCCTGCTTTAGGTTGGTTAAGACAATCTACTATATGGAATGAAAGTGCGGCACGAAATTATAGTTTTATACCGTCATTCGCTGAGTATTATAAATAAACAAATAGAGCTTTACAAATATAGGATTAATCATAAATGGATCCAGATAAAAATAGACCCGAAACCGAAGTCGACGCCGGTTCTGAAAAAGATAACTTAGAACCTACGAAAGGTGTTAAGTCTAAAAAGAAGAAAGGT